GAACCATACAAGACAGATAAAGGAGCATTTCGCAATCATCCTTGTACTATCTGGGCAAATGAATCACTGACTAATACATGGTGGTTACTTACTCATGGTCTAGCATTGTGTGCAGAGTATACGCATAGATATGGTAAGGTGCATAGTTGTCAGCAAACTATAGAAGAAGCAGCAAGTATTATTCCTCTTCGTAAACCAACCACACCCAAGTCTTTTACTCGTGCTATGCCTGATGAGTATAAACATGACACAAGCATTGACACTTTTACTGCTTACCAAAATTACATTGGCAGCAAACCTTGGGCTGCATCTAATTATCTACGTGACCCATCCAGAAAACCAAATTGGTTATGAAAAACATTTACCTCGGACCTAAGTATGATCTATCTAATATTAGTGGTGAGAGTGTTACTCCTAAACAAGTAGCATCACTCTTAGCTTATGGTGAAAAATATTTGGAGAAGGATAAGTTTTATTCTGGAGATGGACGTAAGGTCATAGCAATATTTCAGGGTAGATCTGAAGCAGGTCCAAGAGCACTAGGTAATCGCTCTATACTTTATGATCCTAGAGATCCTATGGGAAAGGATAAAGTAAATAAAATCAAGCATAGAGAAGCATTTAGACCCTTTGCAGGTACTGTTCTAAAAGAACATGCTAACAAGTACTTTGACATGGCAGGTCTAGATGAGTCACCGTTCATGACCTTTGCTGTTGATATGAGAGAAGATTGGGTGGATAATTTACCTGCAATCAATCATGTTGATAATACATGTAGAGTTCAAACTGTTACGAGAGAACAGAACCAACACTTCTATGATTTGATAACTGAGTTTGAGAAAATTACATCACTACCTATACTACTCAACACATCATTCAATCTAGCAGGTGAACCAATGGTTGAGACACCAGAGGATGCTATCAGAACACTAGAGAACAGTGAGTTAGATTACATTTACTTTCCAGAGATCGGTATACTTAGGGGAAAATGACTTTTTATTTTCAAATATTCGGGGAAAAAAACTCCGTAAATTTTTTGCCCCCTAGGTTTTTATGAATATATTAGGAGTAAACTTATCTAATAACGCATCTATCTGCATCATGAAAGATGGTGTAGTGGATTTTTATTTGGAAGCAGAAAGAATTAATAGAAAAAAGTATAGTAATTCAATCAAATGTTTACTGCCATATATTGATTGTAATATTGATGTGATAGCAGTATCACATTGTTACTGGGATAATCCAACTGAACAACTATTATCAGTGATGGATCTAAGAATGGTAACTAAGATGTTTCCTAATGCAAAGGTCTATGACTATCGTGACCGTCATCACATGACTCATGCTGCATGTGCATGGTATAGGTCTGGGTTTGATGATGCAGTTGTCATTGTGGTGGATGCTAATGGTTCTAAGACAGGTGAGAAGATAGAAATAGAAAGCATGTATGATCTTCCATCATGGAATGTGATACATAAAAGATATTTTGATCAATCTAACATAGGAACTGGTAAGGATTTTGAGCAGTGTTGTATTAGACATGGATGGCATTACATGGATGCTGGTAAGGTCATGGGTAAAGCATCTTATGGACCTAGTGATTGTTATAATGTACAGAAAAGGTGGGAGAAGAGAGCACTTGAGTTAGCAGACCTAACAGATAAAAATCTAATACTTGTTGGTGGTTGCTTCTTGAATTGTACTGTTAACTACATGCTAAAGAAGGAATTGGGTAGACAAATTTATGCTGAACCAATCTCCACTGATGGAGGCACTAGTATAGGAGCTGCTTATCTTGCCAAAACTGAGCATACTTGACGTAAGTACTACGATAGGTTGTAATTTATCCTGCAAAGGGTGCAACCATTTCAGCAATTACTTTTCCTCTGGTAGTAAGTTAGATACTGATGCTTTGTTGAGAGATATAAGAGTTATCTTACCAAGACTGGATATAGATAGAGTGTCCATCATTGGCGGTGAACCTTTACTAAACCCCAGATGTGAGGAGATACTACATGAATGCAGATCACACACTAGAAATGTTGTCTATCTATACACTAACGGTTTACTTCTCTTACAGAATGAAACTTGGATTAGAAGAGCATTAGAAGACCCTAAAATATATCTACGAGTCAGCGTACATTTACCCGAAGTGGTGGATATAATAAAGAAGTTCAATCATCCTAAGGTACTGGTCACCGAACACCATACTGGTAAGGATAGATGGTTTGATTCAATAAAAAAACGAGACGGTAAAGTACATCCTTACAACCATAATAATATCAGTAAAAGTTATAAGGTTTGCTCCTGTCCTAACGCTCAGTTATACAATGGTAGACTATGGAAGTGTCCTAACACTGCATTTTTGAGAGAGTTGCTGTCTGTCACAGGACAAAGTGATGATGATGAATGGCAAGATTATATTGTAGATGGAGTGTCTGTTGATTGTAGTGATGATGAATTGACAAAGTTCTGTACTAATAGTAGAATAGCAGAGAACGTATGCAATATGTGTACTGCTAAACCATTACACTTTAGTGCTGCTATTCAGGACTCAATAAATAAATCACTCGCAAACACCCATGCCAACATATCCACTAAAAAATTTGAAGACAGGTGAGACCAAAGAACTGTCTATGACAATGAAAGAGTATGATGAGTGGAGAAAAGATAACCCTGATTGGGATAAAGATTGGTCGAAAGGATCAGGAGGAGTAGTTAGTGGTACAGGAGATGTGTACTCTAGAACTGATGGAGGTTGGCAAGAAGTGTTATCTAAAGTAGCACAAGTGCCAGGATCCAAAGTAAAACCTCAAAAAAGAACTCACTTCTAATGCCAGCAAGAAAAAAGAAAATGGCCAACAACGTTGGACTTGGTAGGTCTACTAAGCAAATGAAGAGAAAGAAACCATACAACGTTGATCAGATGGTAGCAGTGGAACCTATCACTGCTAATCAAAAAATTGCCTTTGAATCATATAAAGAAGGTAAAAATCTATTCTTATATGGTGCTGCTGGTACGGGTAAAACATTTATAACCCTGTACAATGCACTAAAAGACGTTTTAGATCCTATAACTCCTTACAATAAGGTAGTGATAGTAAGATCTTTAGTGTCTACAAGGGAGATTGGTTTCTTACCTGGTGATCATGAGGACAAATCATTCTTATACCAGATACCATATAAAAATATGGTCAAATATATGTTTGAGTTGCCTACTGATCAAGAATTTGAAATGTTATGGGGCAATCTCAAGGAACAGGAGAGTGTAACCTTCTGGTCTACATCTTTTATCCGTGGTACTACACTAGATGATTCAATTGTGATTGTAGATGAGTCACAAAACTTGAATTTTCATGAGTTAGATAGTATAATAACAAGGTGTGGTGAGAATTGTAAGATCCATTTCTGTGGTGACGCAGCACAAACAGATCTTATCAGGACAAACGAGAAGAATGGTATTCTAGATTTTCAGAAGATCGTTCAACGTATGCCTGAGTTTGATTTAGTTGAGTTCGACATCAATGACATCGTAAGATCAGGTCTTGTCAAGAGTTACCTTGTAAGTAAAATTGAATTAGGTATGTAATGTTTACTCATGTAGAATGTGATCTTCCTGCTCTGAGTAGGAAGACTATTGAGGGAGTGCGATACTATACTGTAGAAAATAGACCAATGGTGTCTATCACATCGGTTACTTCTCACTTCAACAAAGAGATCTTTGTCAAGTGGAGGAAGAGAGTTGGTGATGAAGAAGCAGATAGAGTTACTAAAAGATCTACTACTCGTGGCACTAAAGTACATACTCTAATAGAGAATCATCTATTGAATAAGGATGTGGATCCTGATACACCTGGTTCTAAGATGTTATTTCTGCAGGCTAAAGAATCTTTAGAAAAGATAAATAATATATACGCTCTTGAAAAGAGTCTTTATTCTACCGAGTTAGGTGTTGCAGGTACGGTAGATTGTATTGCAGAATATGATGGTGAGTTGTCTATAATAGATTTCAAAACAGCAGCTAAACCTAAACCAAGAGACTGGATTGAGAACTACTTTGTACAGGCAGCAGCGTATGCATGTATGTTCTACGAGAGGACTGGTATCCCTGTCAAGAAACTTGTCATACTTATGACATGTGAGAACGGAGAAGTGACAGTTTATCAAGAGTATGATAAAATGAAGTATATGAAATTACTTGTAGAGTACATCAACAAATTTGTAGAGGACAAACTAAATGGCAACTAAAGCAGAGATGAGATCAGTATTGAAGAACAAGTTCCTATGTCAGGACAAGTTCTCCAATGATATTGAGAACCTAGTCAAAGATAATTCTGGTATGAATTATATTGAAGCAATCTGTCACTACTGTGAACAGAATAGTATAGAAATTGAATCTGTAAGTAAACTTATCAGCAAACCAATGAAAGAGAAGTTGAAAGGTAATGCAAGTGAACTAAATTATTTAAAGAAAACATCTAGAGCTAAATTTGTAGCATTATGATATGAATCTGTGGAAAGAACGTAAATTAGCAAAGGCATGTTTACGTGATTGTAATGTAGATTCATTGTCAAAGAAGGTAGAATATATAAGATCACTCAAAGGATTTTGGACAGATAACTTTCAACATGTGTCCGATGAAGAGATAAAACGATTAGAAAAGAGGAGACCTACTACTAGACTACTAAGTATACACACTATCAATGGGTGTAACTTAGCATGTCGTGCTTGTAATCATAATAGTAGTTTGTTGAGTGCTAGTAGTAAGATAGATATTGATCAGTTATTGGTTGATATAGAAAATATACTACCTAAAATATTTGTTTGGAGTCATATTAGTATAATAGGTGGTGAACCATTGTTAGAACCTCGCACCAGAGAGGTCACACAGAGGGTCAGAGAGTTGTCAAAGCGTACTGGGCAACCTTGTGTAGTAAAGTTGTTTAGTAATGGTTCTAGGTTGTTACAAGAGAAGGAGTGGATAGTTGATGAGATGTTGAAGGGAGTTGTTTTCCGATTGACATTTCATTTCCCATGGTATACAATGAAGGGAGTCAAAAATTGGCAGAATGCTTATGAGTTTGTAAAGTATGCTGAGTCTAGAGGTCTTGATGTCAATGGCAATACATTTGAATTGAGTGAAGCATTCCGTATGGACAATGGTCAACCAAGAGTATGGTTTGATCTAGTCAAGTATGATTACAGTGATGGTATCAAATACTATCCTTATGAAGACCATAACATTACAGAAAGTTTCAAGCATTGTAGTTGTCCTAATTCACAACTATACAATGGACATCTATGGAAGTGTCCCATGATATCTTACCTCAGAGAATCATTAGCAGTCACAGGTCAGTTAGATGATCCTAAGTGGCAAAAGTATCTGGCATACAAACCAACTAGCATTGGTGCATCTGAAGATGAGTTGAGAGCATCATTCCAAGAGGTCTTAGAACCTCGTGACATTTGTGACATGTGTTCTGCTAACCCTAAATGGTTTACTGCAGCACAGCAATTAGATTCTAAGAAAAAGAAACACGTTGAGATGATCAACCCTCCACATTATGACACCGTTTGACACTTACACAAAGTATCTTGCTTTTAAAAATCATTTTACTAAGGAAAAATATGACTATCATAGGTATGGTGGCAGATCAAGAGCAAAGATAGATTCATTTTATAAGAGAAAGGATAGGTACTTCTTTGAGAAGACATCTAGAAAGTATAAAGATGATGAGATATGTGATTTCTTTCTTGCTAACTTTGTAGATACTGACAATCCTCAAGGATTATGGATAGGGAACATAATAAAAACAGGTGAGGTAGTATACAAGGAGTGGATGAAGAGACAGCAGAGTTTATTCTATAACTTCAAGCAACAATCAGATGAGATGATGG